TTGATTAAATACTCATTCATTTTATTTCTTTTTACTATCATATTATTTTATTTATTATTTAAGTTATCTGCTAACCAATGCAGTGTTTTTTCTTCTGACCAATTCCAACGTTTCATTATATAGTCAACTAATTCTTGTCCTTTTAATTCTATTTCATTACTCATAATTTTATATTGTTTACTGATTTTTTTATTTTGTTTAATTCATTTTCAAAATATGATTTGATTGGTTTTGATTCAAAATGATCAGAGTACAATCTTAAGTTTGATACAATACCTTCTATTCTTCCAAGCATTTTTGCATTTTCCATACTTATTTCTAATTTATCTATAAATTCTTTATTCATAATTATTCATATTTAATATTTCATCTGTTTTATTTACTATCATATTTCTTATATGTTCTCTGTGTCTATAGTCTAAACTATCAAATCCGTCACAGTCAAATGTATTTTTACTTAATTCATGTAATAATACTCCGAGTTCTATGTTAAATCTTTTTGTCATTTTCTTTTGTATTTGTGTATAGTAAATTTTTATTTTATTTTATTATATAAACTTTCTATTGTTTTTGGATTGTGTAATTTTCCACTATCACTATTTATTAAATTTTCTAACATTAGAAATATTAACTTTTTTTCTTCTTTATTAAACATATTTTATTTATTTATTTATTTATTTATAATATTGAATAGTATATATCATTTATATTTATACCTTCATCTTTTAAACTTTCATCTAATAATTCTTCTTCAAATATTTTTGTGAAATCATTATTATTATCATCTAAGTTTATAATATTATTTATATATATTATATCTAATTTATTATCTGTGTCTTGGTCAAATATTTGGACTGAGAAATTATTTTGTATCATTTTATTATATTTTATTTATTTTATTATATTATCACTTTAATATTTATTTTGTGACGTACTTATTTATTTATTTTTATATCTATTTGAAAAGGATTTGAAAAATTTACATTTACTATATAATCTTCTTTATTTTCAATTTCTTTTAATTTATTTATTAATTCTTTTATACTCATATTATTTATTTTATTATATTATCACTTTATTATAAATTTTGTAACGTACTTTCAGTTATATTCTTTTTATTTATAAAACTAAAACCTTTTAAATTAAATTCTATTATATTTGGATTTTTGTGATAAAATTTAAAGTTTAATAAATCTGTTAATTTAAATCCAATGTATTTTGAATTAAGTATATTTATTTTTTTATGTGAAATTGTTTTAGATTTGTAATGATTTGTTGATAAATTTTTTAAATTTGACATTTTATATATTTTTAATTAGTTACATTTATATTATCACTTTATAATAGAATTTGTAACGTACTATATATAAATTATTAAATATTCAATAATATTTAACAAAAATGTCCCTTTTTAATAATATTGCACTATAATATAATATATACTATTAATAATTTAATAAATTAGTAACTTCATTGAATATAATGTAATAATTAATTATATATAAAGTAAATACTATAAAACATTAATATATATTTATTAATAATGTAGGTATAATGTAAGATCTCTGAGTATATTACAATAAAAGTGTGAAATTATCACCATATATTCACACAAACTTCTATATTATTGAGTATAATGCAAAGTATTCACTATCAATGACTTAAGTTTGCAACGTACCCTGCGCTATACACGGCAAAATGGCCGATTCACTGCATTATATTCAGTAAAATGTACGTTTTATTGCTAATATGGGGGCTATTATATATAGGATTTTCCTAAAACGCTGATTATCAATACGTTACGTGTAATACAAACCCTATATTTATCTTATATAATTAATTCAAATCCACAATCTACTATGTTGGACAAGCTAAGATGGCAATGTTGGCACTGCGGTGCTTGCTGTAAATTAAGTATGTTGCCCAGCAAAATAAAAGCAGCTGCAGAGAAGGCTGGATTAAAAGAAAAAGCTAACGGCTACTGTAATAATTACGATAATAAGAAAGCCCGGTGCTCTATATATGACAGCAGACCTTCTATATGCAGGGATCCAAAATGGGTACCCGGCTTTATTAAGACGGCGGCATGCACTTATTTAGATAACAAAATAAACAATCAAATATAATGAGTAAAGAATATACCCACATTAAAGCCAATGGTATCCGAAACGAGCTAAAAGAGATACGTAAGGCTGTGGACAAACTAACTGCTGCTATGATTGAAATACATCTAGCACAAACAAACACACCAGATGAAACAACTAATACTAAGCTGTGCACTTGCAATTCTGACTAGTTGCGCAACAACAAAGAAAACATCGTACGAAATAAAGTACGAACAATTTAAAGACATAACTAAAGATGTATGTGGCACCAATCAGGTGGAGGTTATATTGGCACAGCATTTATATAATGAATTAAACCAATATAGAAGAAATGCCAAAAACAAGAAGACGATCAAGTAGAAAACGCAGCGGCTCTAATAAAGACAGCTGTTATTATAGTGTAAAGGCAAGATACGATGTTTTTCCATCGGCTTACGCCTCCGGCGCTATTGCTAAGTGTCGTAAAAATAAAGGTAAAAAAAAGAAATAATATGGAAAACGGAATAGGACCACAAAATTTAGGTGCTGCGGGCATGAGCACTAAAAGCAAACCATGCGGAACGCCACTGGATTTTAATGAAAAGCTACGAGCTGCAGAAGCTGCAGGCAAATTACCAGAAAGCTTTGCAGCAGAAGTTAGAGCTGATTCACCAGAAAATTATGGAACACCCTTAGACTTTCAAGATGATGTAGCTGCAATACAAGCAGCAGCCAGTAAACTAGAATCACACAATGTAGGTTCCGGCGGTGAAGTACAAGGTGCAGCGGCAGCAGCTCAAGAAAATGTAGCTTCCGCACAATTAGAAGCAGGACAACAATTAGCTACAACCATGGGTGGACCAGCTGGTAGATTATTTAAAAATAATATGCTTAAAAAAAGAGGAAGAGGTGGGGTAATTAATATGATGACTAGCGGTTTAACATAATATGAAAAAAGTAAAAGCACCTGCGGGGTACCACTGGATGAAAAAAGGAGCGGGGTATAAATTAATGAAGCATACGGGTAAATTTGTAAAACACCCCGGGGCTTCTTTATATGCTTCTTTTGATATTCAAAAAGTACATAAACGTGGCAGTAAGAAAAACTAAAAAAGGATTAGCACTTAAACGTTGGTTTAAAGAAAAGTGGACCGACGAAAAAGGTAATGTTTGCGGTTCACGTAAGAATAAGAATACTAAAAAATGCAGGCCCTCAAAAAGAGTATCCGGCAAAACAGTAAAAACTTGGAGTGAGATGTCCTCCTCTGAAAAGCGAAAGGCGGTAGCTGAAAAGAAAAGAGTAGGAATGGGAAGAAAGACTTCTCAAATAAGAAGAAAAACTACTAAAGCGAAAAAAAATGGCAATTCCAAAAAACGGCGTGGCTAAAGAATTAAGATCTTATGGCGGATCATTATTTGTATTTCTATTTGTAATAGGAATAATAATTACTTTATTACAGTATCCAGTGCTGGATGCAAATAAAGAAGTGGTTATGATGTTAATCGGAACAATCGCGGCATCAATCCCTGTAATAATATCGAGCATCACTGGAACCAAGCCAGATGATGTTACAGCACTTAAAAATGAAGTTGAAAAGAAACAACATTCAATAGATATGCTGGTAAAAGCAAAAGATAATTTAGAAAAAATGGTTATTGATTTGCAAAAACAAATGCTTGAAAATCAAGATGCAGTTATGGATAAAATAATATTAAAAGCTGCCATGGATTTTGATGACATACAGTATGCTAAAAAAAATATAAAAGGATTAGATGGCCCGTAAAAAATTAACTCGCAAAGCTAAAACAGCTAAAGCTAAAAGAGATTTGCGTTATGCAAATTCGCGCTCTAGAGAAATAAAAAGAGCAGATAGCCAAAAAAAGCGAAGAGCTGCAAAAAAGGCGGGTAAGAATATTAAAGGTAAAGACTACGATCATAAGGATCGAAAATTTAAATCAATTAAGAAAAACCGCGGTAACGACGGTAAAGGAACTAAAAAAGAAAAAAATGAGCAAACATTTAGCAAATCCTGAAGAGGAAAAAAAGGTAAAAATAGATAATTCTGGTTCTACTGAATATATTAAAGGTAATAGAAGAAAAAAAGACGGTTCAAAAGAAAAAGGAAAATCTGTTGAGATAGGAAAAGATTTTCAAGGTGATTCTAGAAAAACTGTTAGAAAAACTAAAAAAGACGGCTCGGTTGAAACAACAAGTAAAAAAATAAGTGATAAAAGAGCTGAAAGAATTAAAAAAAGAAAAGATAAAAAATATACATCAATAAGTAATTATGGAACTATGAAAACACCAAATAATATGGGCACACCAAACTTTTATGTAATGGATCCTGGAAGTTCTAATAAAAAAATGGATACTCCTGGGCCGTTTTCATATAAAGCACAAAGCACAATGAATAAACTCGGTATGGTAGATTCAGGAATGAACGACGGACATTCCACTCCTTTAGATAATGCTGGCCACGGTGGCAAAACAGGCCATACACATGCAGATGCCAAGCCTTTTAAGTATGAATCTGACGGAGGCGGATTAGAAGTAGTTGGTATGCCAACACCTAAAGGTGGTACTAAAACTTTTACAGGATTTAAAGGTGGTGGCAAAGAAAGACAAATAGGAGATACCGGTAGAGGAGTTTCTTCAAAATCTCTTTATAACAGTGATATACCAAGAGAAGTTGTTAGAGGAAAAGTTATTGGAAATAATCCCTATAAAACAGGTGATCCTTATGGTTCTGGACAACAAATAAAAACTGTTAAAGGTATTATTACTAGAACTCAGACGAAAAAAGAAAAAGATGCTATGAAAAAAGGTAAATTTACAATAACATAAAATGCCTTTAGCTAAGCGTAAGAGAAGGAAACCACCTGCTCCTTCAAAGAAAAAGTCTTTAGGGTATTATGCAAAAGTAAATAAGAAAGGGGGGACTGGTAAAAAAGCCGGCGGTGGTATGACCGCTAAAGGGGTTGCTAAATATAGAAAAGACAACCCGGGCAGTAAATTAAAAACTGCAGTAACCACACCTCCATCTAAGCTTAAACCTGGAAGTAAGGCGGCCAAAAGAAGAAAATCTTTTTGTGCTAGATCTAAAAGCTGGACTTCTGAAAGAGGTAAAGCTGCTAGACGCAAATGGAATTGCTAAAATAAAAAATTAAATTAAATTAAATTAAATGTCACAATTCGGTAAAACAAAGCTAGTAAAGAAAATGCACTTTGATAAGAGTGCAAAAGAAAAATTATTTAGTGGAATAAATAAAATAGCTGATGCTGTTGGATCAACACTAGGAGCTAGTGGTAGAACTGTTATCATAGAGAATGATTATGGGGATCCACATATTACGAAAGATGGGGTTACTGTTGCTAATAGTATACTTCTTCAAGATCCTATTGAAAATCTTGCAGTTTCTATGATGAAACAAGCGGCACAAAAAACCGCTTCAGTAGCAGGGGATGGTACAACAACATCTATAGTACTTACAAAAGCTATTATAGATTCTTACTATAAACTAAAAGGAGAAGAATTTTCTTTTAGAGATATTAAATCAGGTATTAATAAATTTGCTAAAGAAGTTATAAAACATATAACTAATAAAGCAATATCTGTAGATAGTAAAATGTTACATGATGTTTCAGTTATTTCAGCAAATAATGACATTGAACTAGGTAACATGATTGCCAACGCTTTCCAAAGTGCTGGCGAGAATGGTATCGTTACAATGGAAACATCCCCTAATAACGACACTTATACAGAAAACGTAAACGGTACTAAGATTGGAAGTACCTGCAAAGCTCCTCACTTTTATACTAATAAAGAAAAAGAAATTTGCGAATTAGAAAATCCTCTCATCTTCATGAGTGCTTCTGATATTCCTAATGTCAGAAAAATTCAAGACATCCTGGAGTTTGCTATTAAGTCCAATAGAGCAGTACTCCTTATTGCACCTTTAGAAACGCAGCCTTTAACAGCGCTTGCTATGAATAAAGTAAAGGGCAATATTAAGGTCAATGTAATCGACCCTCCAAGCTTTGGGCTCAAAAGAAAAGATGTATTGGAGGATCTAGCATTGCTTGTCGGGGCTAAGGTATTTGATGAGAGCCTGGGTGATTCGATTGATGCAATCACCCCTGACATGTTAGGATCGGCAGATAAAGCCGTTTCAGATAAAGAAGGTACAGTACTTGTGGTTTCAGAAAAAAGTAAAGAAGTACAAGAACGTATCGAGTATTTAAAAACTGCTCTTGAAAAAGAAGAACACAATGTAATGAGTAAACACTTAACAGATAGAATTGCCCTTTTAAGCGGTGGTGTTTCTGTAATTTTAGTGGGTGCTGCTACAGAAGTGGAACTTAAAGAAAAACAAGACAGAGTAGATGATGCAATTCACGCTGTAAGAGCTGCTAAAAAAGAGGGTATATTACCAGGCGGTGGTACTGCTCTTGCTCATGCAGCAATCGCTGATTGGGAAATGATACTAAATAGCGGTGAATTAAAAGGTGTAGATATATTAAAAGATGCACTTACAGCACCATATACCAAAATACTCACAAATGCCGGAATAGAACCCCACAGTAAAACTTTATCGGTCTGGGGAGAAGGAATAGATGTTACTTGTGGTTGTAAAAAGAAGCTTATTAAAACAGGCATTATAGACCCACTTTTAGTAACTAAAACAGCACTTCAAAATGCAATATCTGTTTCAACTACTATATTATCAACTGATTGTGTAATTTCAAATGTTAGAGAAGAATGAAAGCAATTGGAAATTATATAATAGTAGAAGAAATACTAGAAAATATTGTAAAAACAGATGGAGGGCTTGAACTTGCCGAAAAGCATAGAGATGATACAAGATATAGAAAAGGCATTGTTATTTCCTCTGGACCTGAAGTTATACAAAAAAACGCACAAATAATATTTGACCGCATTGCGGGACACAGTATTGATTATCAAGATGTTACTTATAAAGTAATTACAATAAAAGATGTAATAGCTGTATTATAATGGACCGCTCTGATTTTATAGAAAGAGGCGAAATTAAAGTAGACTTTTTAAAAAACTATAGATTAATCTCAAGATGGGCGTGTAAAAATAATAAACTTTCTATTTCAGATTTAGAATTACTATTTTATTTAGACCCAATAAATTATTTTACAATAAATGACTTTAAAGACGGTACAATATATTATTCATGGGATAAAACAAGGTTTTATAGACTTCAAAAAAACGATTGGATTAATAAAATTCATATTGGGAAAGGAAGAATTGGAGATCACAATAAATATAAAGTAAGTTACAAAGGTAAAATGCTTATTAATAGAATATATAAAATGTTAATAGGCAAAGAATTAATACCTGAATCAGCAAAAAGAAATATAATATTAAAAAGAAAAAGCTATATAGATAAAGTATATAGCCAAGCTATTAAAAAATTTAACAAACAAAAATAAAAACAAATGGCAATATTAACAGTTACACCAACAGTAAACTCAACTACGGGAGTGGTTACCTATACTGCTTCTAACCCCAGTAACGGTAATATAATTACAGGTGTAGTACTTAGAGATTTTATGACTAACGGTCCTGATAAAAAAGCTGATGGCACATATGAAACAGATGTAGCTAAATTAGTATATGATGTAAAAGTAAGGCCCAGTAGTGTTACAGCGGTTATGACAATAACTAAAAGTGGAGTTGATTATCCTATAATTATGATGAAATCTCCTGAAGGTTTACAACAAGAATATAAATGGGCCACCAGTGACGTTATAAAAGTTAATGGCGTTGTTGCAGCACTGATTACTAACGGATAAAAAATATAACATGAAAAACACAAAAATAAATCTTTATGATAATTTACCCGGTGTAACAGTAAACACACAACCCGGCGATGAAAAAAAAGCAATGCAGCCTATAACTAGGCGAGCAAAAGATGCAGCTAAAGGAACTTTATTAAAAAATAAATAATGGCAAGAATCAGTACATATACGATCGACTCTACTGTTGAGGGATCTGATAAACTTTTGGGTACTGATGCAAACTCCAGTTCCGCATTAGCAACCAAAAATTATACTATAGACAGCTTAAAAGCCTACATAACCGGCGCCCAAACTACGGCCGCTATACCTGATGTAGTGCCTTTAGGTTTTGCACTCTCTGTAAATAGAGAAGGTACGGCATTTGAAAAAGCTCAGGTAAGAACACTTGCAGGATCAGTATTAAGTAATGTCGTTTTGAAAAGCAGCACTGTAAATACAGGAGCTGATATTTATATGAACACACTTGGCACAGGCCAAGTTTTTTTAATTATACGTGATTATAATGACGGTGCTTTTGGTGTTGATTTTGATTTCCAAGCATTTGCAGATAATTCAGCAACATTCACAGGAGTACTTGGAGGTGTTACTTATACAGGTACTGTAACATCATTTAATCCAGGTACGCTGACAAATGCAAGTCCTGCGGCAAATGACAGCAAGTATGTAACTTCGGGCAGCAATAAATATACTGAATGGTGTTTTAATGTAACGCTAGGTTCTGGTGAAACATATACAGGTGGCCAAGTAGCATTTACATCATTTACGTTTTTAACAGGAGCACAACAAGTTGAAACTCAAGTTGTTGGAGGATTAAAAATTACTAGAGGATTAACTATTGAAGGTGATGTTGTGATAGGTACAGATTCTCCTGATACAGATCCTCAATCACTTACAGTACATGGGCCTATAAAAATTAAAGATACTGAAGGAAGTATTGAATTTGGTGATACAGACCCAAATGTTACTTTAACTACAGACGGTACTAATTTAAATATAGGTGGCAATGGTACAAATGTAATATCTAATAATACTAGATTTACACAAGACATTGTAAGAGATACAGATACAACTGCTAATAATGGTAGAACAGTAATGGGACAAAACTCAGTTACTGCTATAAATACAGATGGTACAAGATCTGTACTTTCTTCAACAGGTGTACAATTACAGGATTCTTCTGGTAATGCTTTGGCACAACAACAAGTATCTGGTAATGTATCAGTTGGTAGTTTATCAAATCAAGGTAATTTAACTGCTATAAAAATAGATGGTAACTATTATAGTTTACCAGAATTATCGTCAGGTGTTGCAGAAGCAATACCAGGCCTTACTGAAACACTAGCAGGTCCCGCGGGTAATGTATCAATGGGTAGATTATTTTATGGAACTCAAAATGCAGCCGGAGCATTATTCCAGGCTGTAACCTCGCCGGCTACACTTACAGGTGCGCAAGCGATTTCTACCGGTGCAACTTCTATAACAATAGTAAGTGCTAACAGAACAAATTTTGCAAGTATACATTCTAGTATACCTTCGGGACAAAAGTTATATTTTGTAGAAAGTACATATTCAACAGCATTTCCATCAGCTGGTGGTCAAATACTTGATCAATCGGTAAATATATATTTAGTAGTTGCGTACGATTCATCTTCTAATATACTTACTTTTGGTAGACAAGGTTATGGTACTATGAATCTTCATACAAGTACATTTAATGTAGATTCTGAAACATTTAAATTAAGTACTATACCTAATGCTTCAAAAAATAATTTTTTACAATATGACACAGCTACTAAAGCTGTATCACATTCTGCACTTAATATATTAGCATCTGCAAATGGTGCAACTTATGATTTTGGCGGTAATAATGATGTGGCTGTAGCTTCTATAAATTTTGATAATTTACAAATCACAGCACCTGCTAATGGACAAGTTATACTCAAACAAGGATATGCTTACGGTGGTGCTATAACTACAAACACGACTGTAGAAAATTTTAAGCATTATATATTAGATGCAATATCTGCTGATAGAACAGTAAGTTTACCAGTAGGTGCCGCGGGGAGTAGCATAAGATTTACAAACATGTCATCACTTAATTCAACTGGTGGATATGCAGCTTCATCTTATGTATGGACAATAAACCCAAATGGGTCAGAAAAAATAATGAGATCTACATCACTTGTACTTGATGAATCAACAGCTTCTTTTGAACTGTTTTATTCAGATGCTACTAATGGTTGGATCGTAAACGGAATAAGCTAATGGGACTAACAATAGATTTACCAAGTGCTGGACTTTTAGGAATTACTAATGCATCCGGTGCTGTAATAACAGGAACTGCTAATTTAGCTATTAACTCAGTTAATGCTTTATCAGGTAGTGGTACTTATACAGTGACTTTACCAACAACTAGTTTACAAGCAGGTCACGAAGTTGTACTTAAAAGAACAGGTACAGCTACAATTACTGTTGCTAGCACTACAATAGAAGGATCCAGTCAATCAATAACAATAACTAATAATCAACCAATTAAATGTATATATGTAAATAGTACATTTGGTTGGATAATAACTTAATATTATGCCAGACGCTAAAACATTTTATCCAGGGTCTAGTGCATCTAACCCTATTGCAAATGCTACTACATCAGTAAATGCTACTACATCAGCAAATGTAGATGATGAAAACTCTGCTACAAATATAACATTTATATCTAGTACGAGTGCATCAGCACCATTTAGATTTACAAATGGAGCTACTTCAGCCCCATCTTCTGCATCATCACTTACTATAACAAGTTCTGATATACAAGCAAATAGTTTTACGAACGGTGATACCGTTTATGTATCAGATACATCTAGAACTAATGTAGAAAAACCAGGTACTGTAGCTTCAGAAGGTGCAGGCACTGTTACAATAACTATGGGTACTGCTTTTACATCTTCAGATACAACTAATTATACAGTTGGTAAAAGAGTGCCAGGCAAACTTTATATAACGTATTAATGAGTTTTGGTAATAATAGTAATACATTAACATACGGTAACCTAACTGCAAATGGTTCATTTGGTAATCTAGCAAGTAATATATTTTCATCAGCACCATCTTCTATAGATTATTTAATAGTTGGTGGTGGAGGTGGGGGTGGTCTTGATGTTACCATTAGCGATGGATATGCCGCCGGGGGTGGCGCCGGTGGTGGTGGTGCAGTATTAAGAAGTTTTAATACATCATCAGGAGATACAACAACACCAATTAATGCATCTGTAGCAGGAGTATTTACAATAGTAGTCGGAGCGGGTGGTACTAATACTAATAATGGAGTAGCTTCTTCGATTACAGCTAGTGGTATTTCACTTTCTGCCGCGGGTGGTTTAAAGGGGGGTAATAGCTCAACTACGACAGGAGGAGCAGGTGGTAACTCAGGGAATGGCAACACTACTAGTGGTAATGGTGCTGGTGGTTCGTTTTCCAGAAATTCATGCTCTGGCACTCCCCCGAATGCTAGTGCCGGTTCTGCGGTTGCAGTTATTGTTGGTGGTTATTATGGAGCTGCCGGGGCTGGTGCAGGAGGAGCTGGAAATGGAAATGGCCACGGTATTGGACTAGCTTCATCAATAACAGGAAGCAGTACAAATTACGGTGAAGGTGGAATGTCTTATCTAGGATCAACCCCAGGTAATTCTGCAGGTAGAGGAGCCCAAGCTGGTGCTGGTGATAATGAACTTTCTGCAAATATTTACACGGGCAGTGGTAATTGTACGACTACAAACTATGGTACCGTATTTTATCGTTCATCAGGTGCTGGGCTTGCGGGTGCTGTTTATTTAAGATGGTCTGGAGAAGTTCCTTCTAGTAATGTAGGTGGAACATTATCAACGTTAAGTGGTGATAATTTACTTAGCTACACTGCGGCTGGTACTTACACATTAATATTTTAATATGGATTATTTAAAAAATAAAACACCGGAAGAAAAAGAACAATTTGAATTTATAAAAGCTCAAATAAAAGAACAAATGCCAGAATGGCCGGAAGAATCAATAAATGAAACTACCGCTATAAAATTACAATGGACATAAAAAATAAAAAATGGCAAATTTAACAGAAATAATAGGTGGTCAACCCTTTGAATCAGGTGCGACTGGAAACAAAAAAAATAACCTACTAGATTTTTGGAGAGGTACACAGGCACAATATGATGCACTTAAACAAACAAGTGCAACAACAAGTGGTAATCCATCGAGTGCTGCAACTGTAGATTTTACAGTAACTTCTTCTTCTATATTTAGTGTTGGCCAAACTGTATATGTAACAGGTAGTGGCTCTGGTAACACAACAAGAACAACAGGTACTGTTAGTAGCATACCTGATGCAACAAGTGTGGTAGTAGCTTTTTCTCCTGCATATACATCAGGAGCGGCTACAGGTTATCAAATTGATCTTTACGATCCTAAAACAATATATATAATAGCATAGATGCCAACTAATTTAGGACACGATGCAATACCCGCTTTAAAAGTAGGCCATGAAAATGTTATTTCAGCTTATGCAGGACATCAACAAATATATCCAAATACAACTGTAATACAAAGTGCAGCATATGATAGTAATGCTGCAATGGCTAATACAGGTGGAACTAGGCAATTTGTAGTAACTGGACAGATAGGTGCAACATATGATTTAACAGGCAGTCTTACTGGATCTTACACTCAAAGTGTCAATCCTACTAATTATACTGTAACCGCTAATAATGTATCGGGTACTTGTGATGCTGCTGCAACAACCTATACAACCACTTTAACACCAACTGGTGACACTACTCTCCAAGGAGGAGGATCAACTTTTTCTGATGCTTTCACTAGAGCGGCGGGCCCTGCATCATCTTCTTATAGTGGTTCTGTTAGTGTAAGTGCTAGCAATAGTAATAGGGTAACAACACTTATTAACGGACAGCTCTATTGGGCTCCTGGATCAAGTTGGGCTGTATCTTGGAGTGCAAGTGGGGCAAATGTATGGTATGTTGATATTCTTAGCTTTCCTGGAATGTCTGCTAGTGGACCAACTAGAATAAGTGGTTCTTCAAGTGGTAGTATAACATTTACTTTGGGTAGTAACCATCAATATGTGAATTTTTCAACTAGGGCTGCCTCTTATGGGTGTTATTCAATGAGCCCAACTAACATCGCGACAACAAGTAATCAATATCCATAATGTCAAGAATACAACAACTTCCCTTAGATACCACTATCACTGGTGGTGATAAACTAGTAGGAACAGATGTTGGTAACAATAATGCTAGCAAATCATATCAAATTGAAACCATTGCAGCATTTTTTGCACAAACAGGTGGTGCAGATCCTCTTAGATCTGGATTACAATATAACTATGCAGGTAAATATGTAAACAATACATTAGCATCAGGTGAGTTTAGATACCAAGTGGATCCAACAGCTCCTTCTGCTTTTGGTTGGGCACATATAACCGGTATTGCAGTCAGCAGATATAATAGAAATTTAGTTGATATAAATCCTATAATAGGATTATTTGTAAATCAATTAATTAGAATAACAGATGTAGATACATCTAGTAACACAAGTTATGCGATATATGAGGTTAGTGCTAAATCAGATTTAACAAATGCATATTTATTATCTTTAACACATAGAGGGAGTGCAGGTGATCCTGTGGGTGGTGTTACATCAATAGCACCGTCTGGATTTACAAACGAAACAACATTTACTTTTACACAAGGCAGTGCTAGTAATACTTGGACAATAAATCATAATTTAGATAGATTTCCAAGTGTAACCGTAGTTGACAACTCAGATAACATAGTTGTTGGTGCTGTAACATATAACAATTCAAATCAGATTGTGATTACTTTTACAGAAACAGTAATAGGAAAAGCATATTTAAACTAAAAAAAAATGGCAATAAAATATTTAAATAATCTCGATCTAAATAAAAATCAGTTACAACAGGCTGTAATACAGACTGCATCTTCGGATCCGTCTTCACCTGTTGCAGGTCAAATATATTATAATACTACAGACAATGTTCTTAAGTTTTATAATGGGTCTGCATTTGTAAGTGCTGGTGGTGATATAACAGAGATTCAAACTACAACAAGTAATCAACTTGCTATAACAAATGGAACTGGGCCAATACCCAGTTTAGCAATAACAACTGGTGCTGTTGCAAATGCTGGAACAGCTCTTGCTACAGGAGATCAAATATACGATTTTGTAACTACAGGTATTAATGCAAGAATACAAAACGTTACAGATCCTACTGGTGCACAAGATGCTGCAACTAAAGCATATGTAGATACTGTTGCAACAGGTTTATTAGAATACAAAGGTGCATATAATGCATCAACTAATTCACCTGCACTAACAGGTGGTTCTAACATTGCTAGTGATAAAGGAGATACATATACTGTAACTGCTGATGGTAGTTTTTTAGGAGAGCAAGTTAGAATTGGTGATTTAATTATAGTTGAAGTAGCAATAGCAGCTGCGTCAACTCCTGCACTAGCTAGTTTTACAATTGTACAATCTAATGTAGATTTAGCAACTGCTGCAGCAACATCTGGAGCTACTGTAAAAGGTATTTCAGGTTATGATTCAAATAACTTTTCTGTTTCAGCAGGTTTTGTATCACTTAAAAAGTTTTCAGCTAGTATAGGTGATGGATCAAATACTTCATATACAGTAAACCACGCACTTGGATCTAGAGATGTAATTGTACAATTATTTGACAATTCATCCTATGATACTGTTATAGCCGATGTCGTAAGAACAGATACAAACAATGTAACTATTGCGTTTACAGTGGCACCATCCACAAATGATATAAGAGTACTTATACAAAAAATTTAATACATGGGTCTAAAATTTAAGTCACCATTAGAGCTTTCCGGTCATCGGGCAATAGCACATACAGATGTTGCTCAGACTCTTGTAGTTAAGGTTGTAACTAAAACTACTGCACACCCAGAATATGGTAATGGTAGTACTTCAGGTTATACTATAGATGGTGTTGAAGGAGCATATTTAGAATTTACACCTGGCAATACTTACAAGTTTGATCAAGCAGATAGTTCTAATGCTAATCATCCTCTCAGATTTTATGAAGATGCTGCAAAGGCAACCGCTTATACAACAGGTGTAACTACAAACGGTACCCCTGGAAGTTCAGGTGCATATACACAAATTATACCTACAACAAACACGCCTCCTGTATTATTTTATCAGTGTAGTGCTCATTCACTTATGGGTAGCTACGTTAAATTTGGTACAGGTACAATAGGTGATACATATTCTATAAATGCTACACAAGATGGTAGTAATGTAGATTTAAATTTAGATGCTGCGAGCGGTACAGATTCAACTGTACAATTAACAGCTGGTAGTAATATAACTCTTACAAGAAATGATGCTCAGCAAATTACAGTAGCATCAACTGCTTCTGGTGATACTTACGATTTAAATGCAGTACAAGATGGTTCAAATGTAGATATAAATTTAACATCTGGATCTGGTAGTGATAATTCTGCCGTTCAATTAACTGCTGGATCAAATGTAACGCTCACAAGAAACGGTGCTCAAGAAGTTACTATAGCTGCATCAGGTGGATCACAAGGTATAACAATACAAGAAGAAGGAAGTGCTTTATCTACATTAGCTACAACTTTAAATTTTACAGGTGATAATATAACAGCATCAGGTACTGGTGCTACTAAAACAATCAATGTTACAAGTGGTGGTAGTGGAACTGTAACTATAGAAAAAAATGTATATACTGGTGACGGTTCAGATGTTACATTTGATACATCAACAGCTATTGTTAATGAAAACAATGTTCAAGTATATATAGATGGTGTTTATCAATCTAAAGATAATTATACAACAAGTGGTAGTACTGTAACAATGTCTACTGCTCCTGGTAATAGTACATCTGTGGAACTTATACATATGGTTTCTACATCAGGAGTTATTGCAAGAGATAGTTTTACTGGTAACGGTTCAACTACAGCATATGTACTTACTATGAGCATTTCAAATGAAAATGCTACACAAGTATATTTAGATGGTGTATATCAAAGTAAAAGTAATTATTCAACTTCTGGCAGTACATTAACGTTCTCCACCGCTCCATCGAACGGTACTGCTATAGAAGTTGTTCATATAAAAGCAGTTAACACTTCATCTTTAAATCAAAATAACTTTACTGGTAATGGTTCAACAACAGCATTTACATTATCACAAACAATTGATGATGAAGTTAAAACTTTTGTGTTTATACAAGGTGTTTACCAAGAAAAATCAACTTATAGCATATCGGGCACTACATTAACTTTTACTACTGCACCTCAAAATGGTTATACTATAGAGGTTATGGCATTTAGTGCTATAACAGTTGGTAATCAAGGAGTAACTTCTGTTAATGGTTTAACTGGTGCAGTAACATTAGAAACAGGCACTGACTGGCAATCAACAGTACAAACATCAAACTTTACAGCAGCTGCTGGTAAAGGTTATTTTGTTGATACTTCATCAAATACCGTAACAGTTAGTTTGCCAGCTGGAGGTGTTGGAGATGAAATACATTTTGTAGATTATGCAAGTACGTTTGATACAAATAAAATTATATTTGATGCAAATAGCAGCGAAAAAATACAAGGATCAACAGATGATTACAGATGTATTATTGAAAATGCAACTGTAAGACTAATTTATCAAAATGCTACTAAAGGATGGACAGCTGATAATATTGTAACAGACACTTTACCTCCTTTGGTAGTTAGCTATTTAGTAATAGCTGGTGGTGGTGGTGGTGGAGGCTCGCATCGAAGCTATACAGCCGGAGGCGGAGCCGGGGCTGGTGGTTTAAGAAATTCTTTTGCTGGTGATAATACTGGAGGTGGAGGTTCAGCTGAAACTACATTAACATTATCTGCGGCCACAAACTATACTGTTACTGTAGGAGCAGGTGGAGCTGCGGGAACTGAAACAGCACTAGGAGTTAATGGTTCAAATTCTGTTTTTAGCACTATAACATCTACAGGTGGTGGAGGTGGTGGTTCAGCATATGCAAATACTCCTAATCTTTCTACAACAGGTGGTAGTGGAGGTGGTTCAACATCTTATAATAATACAGCTGGAGCGCGTTTATCAAACCCTGTTCAAGGTTATGCTGGTGGTACTGCTTATGGTAATTCAGCTGGTGATGGTTGTGGCGGTGGTGGCGGTGCTGGTGCTGTTGGTGGTAATGGAGGAGATACCGCTGGTGGTAACGGTGGTAACGGTTTATCTAATTCTATAACTGGATCGGCAGTAACATATGCAGGTGGTGGAGGTGGTGGCCAATGGTTATGGCAATATAGTGGAACTGTAACACCTGGAACAGGCGGTACCGGAGGTGGTGGTGCTGGAAATGGTGATGCTAATGGTGGTGATGGAAATGATGGCACAGCAAATACTGGTGGTGGTGGCGGTGGTGGTTCTGCTAAACATACAGCTGGTCCAGCAACAATAAATGGAGGTGCTGGTGGTTCAGGAACAGTAATACTTCGTTATCCTGCTGATTATACAATAAGTGGTTTATCAGGATCAACAGCAACAGATGGGACAAGTAAAGTAACAACATTTACAACAGGAACAGGAAATATACAATTTAACTAAAATATGGCACATTACGCTTTTTTAAACATGCAAAATATCGTTACCGAGGTAATAGTAGGTAAAGATGAAACAGAAGGCCCTACAAACTGGGAAATACATTATGGTAATCTACGTGAGCAAGTTTGTAAAAGAACTTCTTATAATACATCAGGAGGGGAGCATAGGAATGAGGGCATACCATTTAGAAAAAATTATGCTGGTATAGGATATACTTACGATTATGCGAGAGATGCATTTATAGCTCCTCAGCCTTATGCTAGCTGGATATTAAATTCTAATACTTGCCAATGGGATCCTCCTGTAGAATATCCCGGTGATGGTAAAAGATATATATGGAACGAAGACACAACGTCTTGGGATGAAATAACTTAGTATGGCACAAACTAAAGTAAAATCTGAATTAATAGATGGAGGTTTAGGCACTGATTGGCAATCTGCTATAAAAACTTCTAATTTTACTGCTGCAGCTGGCAAGGGATATTTTGTTAATACAACATCGAATGAAATAACTGTAAGTTTACCTGCAGGTGTAGTGGGGGAAGAAATAATTTTTCAAGATTACGCTGGTACTTTTAGCAGTAATAAATTAATTTTATCAGCAAATGGTAATGAAAAAATACAAGGTTCAACTGATGATTATAAATGTGCTACATCAAATGCTACAATAAATTTAGTTTATCAAGATGTTACTAAAGGGTGGACTGCGGATAATATTATAACAAATGTTACTCCACCAGATGTTTATTATTTAGTTGTAGCAGGTGGTGCAGGTGGTGGTCACGTTGGAGGTGGAGGTGCTGGCGGTTATAGAACAAATAATGCTGGTACTGCTTTTGCAGCTGCTTTAGCTACAAATTATACAGTGACCATAGGAAGTGGAGGCACTGCTTCAACTACAACTTCAAGTCCCGCAAATGCTACATCAGGAAATAATAGTGTGTTTGCAACTATAACATCAACAGGTGGTGGTTATGGTGGTGCTAACACAGCTGCTCATACAAATGGAATAGCCGCAGATGGTGGTTCAGGTGGTGGTGGTGGCTGGGATGGCACAGCAATCCAAAATAAAGGCGGTTATGGTAATTCTCCTAATACTGTTCCTTCTCAAGGAAATGATGGAGGTAACGGTTCAATTGCTCATCCTTATTATGCTGGAGGTGGTGGTGGCGGTGCTGGCGCTGTTGGATCTAATGGAGCAACTTCAGGATCAGCTCAAGGTGGTGCTGGTGGTGATGGAGTAACTAATTCAATATCAGGAAGTTCTGTTACATATGCAGGTGGTGGTGGAGGTCAAGGAATGCAATGGACCGGTGGTGCTAGTGGACGTCCTGGTGGGGCTGGAGGCTCTGGTGGTGGGGGTACAGGTGGCGGATCTACTACACCTACAGATGGAGGCACTAACTTAGGTGGTGGTGGTGGTTCTCCAGGTTATACAACATCAGGTGTTGGAGCTGGAGGTTCGGGTATAGTAATATTAAGTTATCCTAATACTTTAACATTAACTATACCGGGTGGTTTAACGAGTTCTACCGCTACGGGTGGATCAATTAAAATAACAACATTTACAGCGGGAACAGGAAACATACAATTTAACTAATTATGGCAATAACAAAAGTAACAAGTAGTGTATTATCAGATGATTCTGTTACCTACGATAAACTATCAAATAGATATACAGCACAGGTTGCAGTTACAACTTCAACATCAATAGCAATAGATTGGTCAGCAGGATGTGTTTTTAAATTAAGTGGAGCTTTAACAGGTGCAACTACAATAACATTTAGCAATTTTAAACTAGGACAGTGTATTGAAATATATAATTTAAGTGGTGATCAAACTGTAACACTTTCTGCAGGTGGTGCGGGTACAGATGTATTTAATAAAGTTGGTGGTGATTATGATGGAAGTTCTACTAGTTTATTACAAGTTGTATGTTTACAAGATGGTGGAAATGATGAATTTGCTTATTGTGTAAACACTTATGCAAGTGATACAACTCCTTAATAAATAATATATGAAAGCAAAACAAACAGCAGAAAAAATAAAAATTTTTAATGTGTTACCAAGTTCATATAAAGGTTTAAAATATTATATGGCTGGTTTTAATTTATTATCAGATTCTGAATTAGAAACAGAAGGTTTTTACGATGTAGAAATTCCTGAACACAATAGTGTTGTTGAAGAATTAACAGATTTAAAATTTGATGAATCTAAAAAAAAATTTGTTTATAGTGTAAAAGATAAAACTTGGTCTGAAAGTGTTTCTGATTTAAAGGAACAAGCAATAGTTAAATTAGATATAAAAAAAGATATTGATCTAGGGGCAACTCAAAAAGAGGTTTTAGATGCTTTTGAAGCAGGAACAGAAATATCACAAAAAACAAAAGATGAAAGAAGTGCAATCAAAAAAAAATATGATGATGATATTATTGCTTTAAACAGTTTAACTAAAAAAAGTGATATTGTAAAATTTATTTAAATGAGTGCAGTTAAAAAAAATTTATTTTTAAAAAGTGGTAATACAACCCCTGATCCAATTACTACGGGATTAAAACTACATTGGGACACAACCCAAACTAGCGGGAGTGGTTCAACGGGAAATTTACTAGCATTAAATGGAACTTCTGTTACTTCTACAGATAATAATTCTCCTGATAAAACTAGTCCTTCAAATCAAGATGCATTAGGAAATCAAGGGTGGGGTTTATCTGCTGCTCAAACTATAGATAGTAATGTAGTTTTAAGTAATAGTGCATTTTTTAATACTACTAATTCTGTTTGGTCATTAGAACTTTGGGTTAAAATAAATACTAAAGGTACAAGTAGTTCTGTTTTTGTTAATTCTTGGCAGGATGCGGGAGCACCTTCAAGTCAAGAAAATTTTATTCTCGGACTTTATGGTGCTGGTGGTGTTGGTTTTCATTCTTTGGTTAGATCAGCGAGTGGAACTAATTATATTAATATAGGTCCATCAACTGGGCCAAGCTATGGTAATTGGATTCAAGTTGTTTTTGTAGCAGATAGTTCTAATGTTGAACTTTATGTAAATGGTGCTTCTTTAGCATCGGTTTCATCGGGAGGAGGCTTACCACAAACAAGCAATGATTATTTAACTATTGGTAAAAGAAGCCATGCAGGTGGTACTGGCGGATGGAATGGGGTATTTAGAATTTGTAGAATGTATTCTTCAGCACTTACAGCAGCAGAAGTTTTAAATAATTATAATGCCGATAAAGCTAAATTTGGTTTAACATAAAATAATTAAATATGGCTAAAAAACGTTTTAAAGATACCGGTGTTGGAAAATTTTTATTAGAAAAAATTCCTAACGTCGTTGGTGCAATCGCAGGCGATACGCCTGTGGGTTCAGTAATACAAGCTATTATAGGCGGTTCTGATATGTCAGAAGGAGATAAAAAAATTGCACTTAAAAAATTAGATATTGAAAGAGCTGAAATAGATGGTACAACAAGACGCTGGGTAGCAGATGCAACTTCAGGTTCATGGCTTGCGGCAAATGTTCGTCCTTTAACTTTAGTTTTTTTAACAGTAAGTTACGTAGCCGGCTGGTATATGGGCTACCCTTTAGATTCTATAACTGGTCTTCTTACTATTGTAATTGGAGGTTATTTCGGATCGCGCGGAGTAGAAAAAGTATTTGGAAATAGTAAACATAAATAAAAAATGCAAGACCTTAAAATATACGGGATCTCCGTAAGCGGAATAACATTTTCTTTTCTGCCGGATATAAATCCAATGCTACAAACTGTAGTATTAGTTTTAACTATCATTTATACTGTTATAGGTATAACACAAAAATTAAAAAAATAAAATGAAATATTTTAATGAATCTGAATTTACTAATTTTAAAAAAATGGATAAAAAGCTTTTATCTATGTTAGATGAAATGCGAGAAATTTATGGCCATCCAATTAAAATTACATCGAGCTATCGTAGTCCGGAACATCCAATAGAAGCAGCAAAAAAACAACCCGGTGAACATTCATACGGTGCTGCTGTTGATATTGTAAGTGATAGTGGTGGTAAAACATTTAGATTAGTTAAGGCTGCTATTGAAGTAGGTTTTACTAGAATAGGCATTAGTAGAAAAAAAGGATTTATACATTTAGGAATTGGTTATCCAAACGCTCCTGAAAAAACAATTTGGACATATTAATAAAAATTTAATGAAATTAATTAGAAAAATATCTATTGGTCAAGACTATAAGAATGAAGCAATGCATTATTCTGTAGGCCAAGAGGTTTATGGTGGACATACAATATGTGATATATTACAAGAAGAAAATTGCTATAAAATATTTATTAAAAAGAATGACGAGATATTACCTTGGAAGCATTTTAATAATAATATGGCTATTTCAGTAGAGTATAATTTAGACTATTAAATTGCACTCAGTATACAATTATATCATTAAATGTGATAATAGATACAATAACTCTAAAAAAATAGAAGACAAAGAATTAATCTTAAATACTGAAATTACAGAAAGAGATTATCAATTTGTTAATAGAACAGGTACTATAATAGCAACACCATTACTTATAAAAACACCAGCTAAAGAAGGCGATAAAGTTATTTTGCATCACAATGTATTTAGAAGGTGGTATGATATAAGAGGCATTGAAAAAAATTCATCAGCATTTATAAATGAAAATGAATATATAGTATCACCAGAGGAAGTGTTTGCTTACAAAAGAAGAAGTAAATGGAATTGTTTTGATAACTTTTGTTTTGTTAAGCCAATAACTGAAGAATCAAAATGGGACGGTTTAAAGGAAAAAGAATTGCAAGGAGTGCTTGTGTATAGCAATAAGTATTTAAAAGGTTTAGGAATATCCGAAGGCGACGTGGTGGGGTTTAAACCTAATTCTGAATATGAATTTAATATAGATGGCCAAAAACTGTACAGAATTTTATCAAATTATATAAGCATAAACTATGGCGAGAAAACAAAGAATTATTGATGCTGCTGAAAAAGCTTTAGTAGAACTTGAAAAAGTTATTAGACAAGAAATAAACTTACAAGAATTAGATCCTGAAAAAGCTAAAATAGCAGCACAAGCAAAATGGGTTGCAATTGATGACTCATTAAAGATTGTAGAAAAAATTGAACAATTATCTGAAGATAAACAGGAAAAAAAATCTGAAAAGTTTTTAGGTGTAGAAGATAGAATTAAATAATGTATAAACAAAATTTATATTCAATTCATACAAGCCATTTAGAAGATAAAAAAATAAAAAATAAAAACAGACATAAAAAATTTAAATCTGGATATAATGAGGAACTTGATTGTATTGTAATAAGTAAAAATGGTACTATAGGTGATATATATGAAATACAAGGTCTAAAGATAGCAATACCTAAAACCCCTAAAGAAATAAATGGATCTGAAATTAAAAAAGAAGATCAAGTTTTTATTAAACGGAAAAGACCAGAATCATTAAATAGAATAAAAACCATATATGATTTTAAGCAACATAAAGAAATTCTTAAAGAAAAATACTATAGGTACATTGATGCTGAGTTTAATTATCGTAATGATGGTTATTGGTTCATGTGCAACGGAGTACCGACTTTCATTACAGGGTCACACTACATCTACCTCAACTGGACTAAAATCGATGTGGGATCCCCCGACTTTAGACATGCCAATAGATTATTTTTTTATTTCTGGGAGGCGTGCAAATTGGATTATAGATCATACGGAATGTGCTACCTCAAGAATAGACGGTCTGGGTTTAGCTTCATGGCGAGTTCAGAAGTGGTCAATATTGCAACGACAACTAAAGATTCACGATTTGGAATTTTATCTAAAACGGAATCTGATGCTAAAAAGATGTTTACAGACAAGGTGGTACCCATATCTACCAATTACCCATTCTTTTTCAAACCTATACAGGATGGGATGGAACGTCCAAAGACAGAATTATCCTATAAGGTTCCGTCAAGAAGGCTTACAAGAAATACGATTAAAGCCGCGGGGACCGAGGAGGATGCACCAACAGGATTGGACACAACGATCGACTGGAAGAACACGGGTGATAATTCCTACGATGGAGAGAAACTACAACTCCTCGTCCATGATGAATCGGGGAAATGGGAGAGGCCGGACAACATCCTCAATAATTGGAGGGTTACAAAAACGTGTCTCCGTCTCGGGTCGAAGATAGTTGGTAAATGCATGATGGGTTCAACATCTAATTCTTTAAACAAAGGTGGTGATAATTTTAAAAAACTTTATTATGACTCAGATGTTACAAAAAGAAATCGCAATGGTCAGACTTCAAGCGGATTATATGCTTTGTTCTTACCTATGGAATGGGGCTACGAAGGATTTATTGACAAGTATGGTTATCCTGTCTTCGACAGCCCACAGAAGGCGGTTGAAGGAATTGATGGTGAAAAAATACACACGGGAGTTATTAAGCATTGGGAAAATGAAGTTGAGGGTTTAAAAAATGATCCAGATAGTTTAAATGAATATTATAGACAATTTCCGCGTTCAGAAAAACATGCTTTTAGAGATGAAACTTTAAATTCTTTATTTAATCTTACTAAAATATATGAACAAATAGATTTTAATGAAGACATGAATATGAAAGGATATGTGGTGCAAGGTTCTTTTTCATGGAGAAACGGAGTAAAAGATACAGAAGTTATTTGGACTCCTTCAAAAAATGGAAGATTTTTTGTTTCTTGGTTACCAGATAAAAATTTAAGAAATAATATAATAATAAAAAATGGTATAAAATATTCTGGAAATAATCATTTAGGTGCATTTGGGTGCGATTCTTATGATATATCGGGTACTGTTGGAGGTCAAGGTTCAAATGGAGCATTACACGGATTAACAACTTTTTCAATGACCGAAAATGTTCCTAATACAAAATTTTTTTTAGAATATATTGCTCGACCCCAAACAGCAGAAATATTTTTTGAAGATGTTTTAATGGCTTGTATATTTTATGGTATGCCAATATTAGCGGAAAATAATAAACCAAGATTATTGTATCATTTTAAAAGAAGAGGTTATAGGGGATTTTCAATGAACCGCCCCGACCGATTAAAAAATAATTTATCAAAAACAGAAGCAGAATTAGGTGGAATACCAAATAGTTCTGAAGATATAAGGCAGGCTCACGCAGCCGCTATTGAGTCGTACATAGAAGAATATGTAGGAAAGATTAATGAAGAGTATGGCAATATGTATTTTCAAAGAACTTTAGAAGATTGGGCAAAATTTGATATTTCAAAAAGAACAGCACATGATGCTTCTATAAGTAGTGGGCTAGCAATAATGGCTTGCAGAAAAAATTTATATAGACCAACACAAAGAAAAACAAAAATTAGCATAGGGTTTGGATTTTCTAAATATAAGAATAGTGGATCACAAAGCGAATTAATAAAATAAGTATGGCAAAATATAAGTCGAATGGATATGACTTTCCTAGTCAAGCAGTATCGGACGCAGAGAAAAAATCTATAGAGTATGGTAATAAAGTTGCAAGGGCTATTGAACAAGAATGGTTTAATAAAGGTAATGGTTCACAAGGCAGATATTATTCTACAAGAGATGAGTTTCATAGGTTAAGATTATACGCTAGAGGTGATCAATCTATTAAAAAGTATAAAGATGAATTTGCTATAAATGGTGATTTATCTTATTTAAATTTAGATTGGAAGCCGGTACCTATTATACCTAAATTTGTTGACATAGTAGTCAATGGTATGCAAGATAGATTATATACTATTAGAGCAGTTGGAGAAGATCAACTTTCTACAGATAAAAGAACAACTTATGTAGAAGACATACAAAGAGATATGAATGCAGCAGCTATGTTAGATGCTGTTGAAATGCAACTTGGTGTAAATGTAAGAAATGTAGAAAAAGAAAAATTGCCTTCTAATTCAGAAGAATTAAATTTATACATGCAATTAAATTATAAACAAGGTATTGAAATTGCTGAAGAACAAGCTATAGATAATATTTTTCAAACTAATGAATACGAATATTTAAAAAATAGAGTTGATTATGATCTTACTGTATTAGGTATTGGTGCCATGAAGCATTCTTTTAATAATACAGACGGAATAAAATTAGATTATGTAGATCCTGCAAATTTAGTTTGGTCATATACAGAAGATCCTTATTTTAAAGATTGTTATTATTTTGGTGAAGTTAAAACAATAAAAATTAATCAGTTAAAAAAAGATTTTCCTGAATTAAATGATGAGTATTTAAACGAGCTTTCTAAAAAAAGCGGCAGCTGGTCAACCTATAATATGAATTATTCAAATAGGGAAGAAAGTGGAGATAATAATGTTGTTAATGTATTATATTTTAATTGGAAAACATGGGAAAACAATGTTTATAAAGTAAAGGAAGTTTCTTCAGGTGCTGAAAAAATAATTAAAAAAGACGATTCCTTTAACCCTCCTAAAGATAAAAGAACTAGATTTAAAAGAGTAGCTCAAGCTCAAGAGGTATTATATGAGGGTTCATATATATTAGGTGCTTCACAATTGTTAAGATGGAAAAAAGCAACCAATATGATACGTCCTAATTCAAATACTAATCAAGTATTAATGAATTATGTTGTTGCAGCCCCAAGAATATACAAAGGTAAAATAAACTCTTTAGTTTCAAAAATGACTCCATATGCTGATTTAATACAGCTTACTCATTTAAAACTACAACAAGCTATTCAAAAAATGACTCCTTCAGGAGTATATTTAGATGCTGATGGATTAGCCGAAATAGATCTTGGTAATGGTACAAGTTATAATCCTCAAGAAGCATTAAATATGTATTTCCAAACAGGGTCTATAATTGGTAGATCATTAACTACTGAAGGTGATCCTAATCCTGGTAAAGTTCCTATTCAAGAACTTCCCGGTGGTGGTGGTAATCAAGTACAACTTTTAATAGGTGCTTATAATCAATATCTTCAAATGATTAGAGATATAACCGGATTAAATGAAGCAAGAGATGGTTCGGATCCGGATCCTAAAGCTCTTGTAGGTGTACAAAAAATGGCCGCTGCAAATAGTAATGTTGCTACAAGACATATATTAGATTCTAGTTTATATATGACAAAATTATTAGCAAATTGTATTGCTCTTAGATTTAAAGATATATTAGAATACCATCCCAAAAGAGATGCATTTATTTCTTCAATAGGGCATTTTTCTGTGGGTTCTTTAAAAGAAATGCAAAATTTAAATTTACATGATTTTGGTATTTTTTTAGATTTAGAACCTGATGAAGAAGAAAAATCTTTATTAGAAACAAATATACAAATGGCTCTTACTCAAGGAAGTATACATCTTGAAGATGCAATAGATATTAGACAAGTTAGAAATATTAAACTTGCTAATCAGTTGTTAAAATTTAGAAGAATTAAAAAACAACAAGCTGATCAATCACAAGCACAAGCTGCTAGTGTAGCACAAGCTGAAGCACAAGGCCAAGCACAAGTACAAATAGAACAAGCTAAAGCACAAGCACAGCAAATAAAAGCAGATTCTACAATACAAATATCTACAGCAGAAAGTGAAATGGATATTAAAAAATTAGAAATTGAAGCACAAACTAAAAAAGAATTGATGCAATTTGAATTTGATTTAAATGTAAAATTAAAACAAATGGAAATTGATGCTCAAAAAGAAATGTCTGACAAATCAAAAGATATATCAGGACCTCCTAAAATAAATAAACCTAAAAAATCATTTGAATCAAAAGGTAATGATGTTCTTGGAGGAATTGAAATGTCTAGGTTTGAACCCAGATAAATTATTTAATTATTTTATTATATATTATGGAACAAGAAATACAAGTAAAAGCGGTTGAAGAAAAACAAGAAACTTCACCACAAGAAAAAGAAGCTGCTGTTTTAGAAACCGCAGTTAAAGAAGGAGAAGTAAATCCTGATTATGGTCTTCAAGACGATGGGGTTTATAAAGTAAACTTAGACAACCCCCCTAAACAAAAACAAGATGCCGTTCAAGAGCAAAGCACAAATGAGGTACCTGTACGCGACGGATCCGAAGCTAGCCAAGAAGTTCAAGAAAAAAACGAAGAAAAGCCTAAAGAGTCTTCCGAACAAAGTGAAAAAAAAGAAAATAAAGAAGAAGAAGTAAATTCACCAATTGAACTTGTTACTGAAGAAGTAAAAGAAGATCCAACAGAACCAATTGAAGATATTGTAGAAGAAGAAGAAATTTCTACAGAAGAAAATAAAAATATTGAATATCCTGAAAATATTCAAAAGTTAGTAGAATTTATGGATGAAACAGGAGGAACTTTAGAAGACTATGTTAGTCTTAATAAAGATTACTCTAAAATGGATGCTACTGCTTTAATATATGATTACTATAAAACAACAAAACCTCATTTAGATAATGAGGATGTTTCGTTTCTCATGCAAAAAGAATTTCAATATTCAGAAGATGAAGACGAACCGCAAGAAATTAAAGCTAAACAATTAGCTTTTAAAGAAGAATTATATAAAGCACAAACGCATTTTAAAAATTCAAAGGAAAAATACTATACTGATCTTAAGTTAAGAAAACAGAATAATGTTCCTGAAGAATATAAAAAAGCGTATGACTTTTATAACGAAGCAATTAAAACAGAAGAATTAACGGAAAAAAACAAAAAAAGTTTTATATCTAAAACAAACAAAGTCTTTGGTGAAGAGTTTAAAGGTTTTGATTTCAAAGTCGGGGACAAAAAATACAGATATAAAGTTGAAAATTCAAAAAAAGTAAAACAAACCCAATCAGATATTTCTAACTTTTTAGGTAAATATTTAGATAATAATGGAAATATGCATAACCCACAAGGTTATCATAAAGCAATTTTTGCAGCAGAAAATGTTGATAAAATAGCCAGTCATTTTTATGAGCAAGGCCGTGCCGATGCCATACAGCAGTCCATTAAAGAATCAAAAAATATTAATATGTCTCCTAGAGCAGATGCTTCTGCTTCTGGAAATGTTTCAAATAATCCTGTTAAAGTTGTTGCATCTGAATCTTCTAATAAGTTGCGCATAAAATGGAATAAATAACTAATTTAAAAAATTTTAAACTATGGCTTTTACAAGTGGTGTTCCCGCTGCCTTACAACCAACACAAACTAAGGCATTATATTCCGGGAATTATATCGATTTCACTGATTCAAGTTTTAATCAGTGGGCTCAACAATTTTTACCAGATGTATACGAACAAGAAGTTGAAAGATATGGAAACAGATCTATCGGTTCTTTTTTACGTATGGTATCTGCGGAGATGCCATCTACTTCAGACCAAATTATTTGGACTGAGCAAGGTAGATTGCACACAAGATATGCAAATATCGTTTATTTAAGTGATGCTGCCACAATGCCAACATCTGGAACAACTCCAGGTACAGCAACTGCAGCAGCAACAGGAGGAGAAGTTGGAAACTTTTTTGTACCAACAGCACAGCCTTCTAGCCTTGGTGTAACTACTCAAGGAACTACAGCTGTTAACTTTAGAAAAGGACAAACAGTAATGATTCAAGCTCAAACTAGTGCAACATCAGCAATTGGTGGTACTGGAGCAATGATCAAAGCTATTGTTACTAATGTTAGCGGACAGTATTTCCAAGTAAAATCACTTACTGGTGTACCAGCAATTACAAACGCTCAAAGATTTACTGCTTTAGCATATGGATCTGAGTTTGCAAAAGGGTCTTCTAACTTTACTGAAAAATTAGATCCTAGCTATGCTACATTTAAGAATAGTCCTGTAATTTTAAAAGAGCACTATTCTATAAGTGGTTCTGACACTGCACAAATAGGATGGATTGAAGTTACTTCTGAAAATGGAGCTAGCGGATATTTATGGTATTTAAAATCTGAACACGAAAACAGATTACGTTTTGAAGATTATCTTGAAATGTCAATGGTTGAAGGTGTGAAGCAATTAAATACTGGTGCTACTTTAAATTTCTATGATTCAGCATTAACAGCTACTGCTAAAGGTACTGAAGGTTTCTTCGAAGCTATTGAAGCAAGAGGTAACGTATATTCAGGATTTGGTGCACAAGCAGCTGGTGGTGGAGCTTTAACAGACTTTGACGCTGTTTTAACTCAACTGGATAAGCAAGGTGCTATTGAAGAAAACATGCTTTTCTTAGATAGAAATCTTTCTTTAGAAATTGATGACATTCTTGCACAACAAAACGGAGGATATTCTGGAGGTACATCTTTTGGAGTATTTAACAACAGCGAGGATATGGCATTAAATTTAGGATTTACAGGTTACAGAAGAGGGTCTTATGACTTTTATAAAACTGACTGGAAATACTTAAATGACTTCTCTACAAGAGGAGGTTTTGGTGACATTGAAGGTGTATTAGTACCTGCTGGTACTTCTACTGTTTATGACCAAGTACTTGGTTCAAACATTAAAAGACCTTTCTTACACATACGATACAGAGCATCTGAGACTGAAAACAGAAAAATGAAGTCTTGGGTTACTGGATCTGTAGGTGGACCATCAAGTTCTCCAATCGATGAAATGAGAATGCACTATTTAAGTGAAAGATGTTTAATTGTACAAGGTGCAAATAACTTTGTATTATTTAAAGACGCTTAATATTTATATAAGTTTTACCCTCGTGTTTTATCGGGGGTAATTCTTATTAATAATTATATTATATTATATTATGACAACACAAGTAAAAAAACAATCTCCCTCTAAAGAAAAAGGATGGGAAATAAAAGATAGAACATATATTTTAACAGGAGGTAAATCACCTCTTAGTTGGACAATACAATCAAAGCATACAGGAAGAAAACCTTTATTATGGTTTGATGAAACAACAGGTGAAAGTAAAGAATTAAGATATGCTACTAATCAAAAATCTTTATTTGTTGATGAACAAAAAGGATATGCTACTTTAGGCCATATTATATTTTTAGATGGTGTATTGGAAGTTCCTAAACAACAACAATCTTTACAAAAGCTTTTATCGTTATATCATCCGAAAGCTAATGAATTATGGCAAGAAGTAGATTCTGCTAAAGAAGCAATTGATGATGTTGAAATGATAGAGTTAGAATTACAAGCTTTAAATCTTGTTAATACTTTAGACATAGAACATTTAGAAGCAATAATGAGAACTGAATTAGGTTCTACCGTTTCAACTATGAGCTCTAAAGAAATTAAAAGAGATGCCTATAATTTTGCTAAAAATGATCCTGTGTTATTTATAGAATTATCAGAAGATGAAGATATAAAACTTAGAAATTTAGCTAACAGAGCTGTTGAGGTTGGAATATTAAATTTAACCGAAGACAATACTGTATTTAAATTATCAAATGGTAAAAAGGTAATGACTGTTCCTTTTGATCAACATCCTTATGGTGCTTTAGCAGCATATTTTAAAACAGATGAAGGAGTTGATTTAATGAAGTCTATTATGAAAAAATTATCATAATACAAATGATATAGGGTAAGAAATTAACCCTATATCAACTAATTAAACAAATACAAATGGCTGTAAACATAAATGACGTATATAAAACAGTTCTTGTTATAATAAATAAAGATAACAGAGGATATATAACACCAGAAGAATTTAATAGGTTATCTGCTCTTGCCCAAAATGAAATATTTGAAAGTTATTTTAATAAGCAAGTAGCATATGAGGCTACAATAGAAATTAAAACTGATTTTTCAGATCCTATATTAACTAATTCTGAAAAAATTAATATATTTTATGGTAACTCTACATTAAGCCAAACTAATAGTATTTTTACTTTTCCAACAGATTTTTATAAATTAGGCATAGTATCTGTAGATAATATAATGGCTGATTTAGTTTCTCATGAAGATTTAAAATTTATAAATTCTTCTCCATTAACTTATCCTGTAAAAACACAACCTGTATATTCTTTAGTACAAGGAGGTATAAAAGTACATCCTTCATCAATAACTTCAGGTGTTAGTATAGACTATCTTAAAAAGCCATTTAAACCTAAATGGGGTTATGCAATGCCTACAAGTTCTCAAATTGCGGCAGGAATACCTAATGAACCTATTTATGATAGTACTGCTTTTGACCCAGCAACAGATAGTTATGATGCTATTGCAAAATCTTATGATTTTCAATTACATGCTTCAGAAGAAAATAATTTAATTTTAAAAATACTTTCTTATGCAGGTGTTGTAATTAAACAAGCCGACATAGCTGGTTTCGGACAAGGTAAAGATCAACAACTTCAAGCAACTGAACAATAATGGCAATATCAAGAAAACCTTTAGACGTAGATAATTATTCCGCTTTAGATGGCGGTACAGGACTGGCTATACCCGGTTATTACAGCAGAATAAATTTGAATGATATAATAAATAATTTTATAGTAGGATATACCGGTGATGGTAAAATTTTGCCTAAAATTCCAAGATATGATGTTGCTTTTTGGGCACAAAGAGCTGTTCAGGAATTTAGCTATGATATATTCCATTCAGAAAAAAGTATTGAAATTGAACTAAATAGTACGTTACAAATTTCTTTACCATCTGATTACGTTAATTATGTAGACCTTTCTTGTGTCGATAGTAATGGGGCATTGAAACCTATACAAAATAATAAATTAACAAAAGCAACAAAATCAATAGCACAAGATCAAGATTATAAATATTTATATGATTCAGAAGGTAACGTAATTTTTAAAGAAACTTCAGATACTATAAGTAGATTTCAAAAAGGTACTGAAGGATTACCACAAAAAGATAATGAAAATTACTATGATGGATACTATGAAGATTCCGATTTAACTGGATATGGCAGACGTTATGGGTTAGAACCTGAAAGGGTTAATACAAATGGTACTTATGTTCTTGATTTAGAAGCTGGTAAAATATATTTTGATTCTTATTTTTCTTTAGGTGATTTAATAGTATTAAGATATATATCTGATGGATTAGGTGATAACGGAGATTTTAATAATGTTCTTGTGCCTAAACTAGCTGAAGATGCTGTATATTCTACAATACTTTATAATATAACTAAGTTAAGACCAAGTGCTGCAGGAGGGGTTGCTTTATATAAAAAAGAAGCAGCTGCTAAAATGAGAAATGCAAAAATTAGACTTTCTAACATGAAGATTAAAGAATTTGCACAAGTACTAAGAGGTAAATCTAAGTGGATTAAACATTAAAATATGCCAGAAATTAAAAGGCTATTCAATGCAAGCCGAATGAATCGAGACAAAGACGATAGACTCGTTCAACCTGGTGAATACCGTGAGGCTTTAAATATCAACGTAAGTAAATCAGAAGGTTCTGATATGGGTGCAGTTGAAAATATTTTAGGTAATAAAGAAGTAGTAACTACCGGTATAAGTAATGCTAAAACAATTGGAAGTTTGCGTGATAATGGTAATGAAAAAATATATTACTTTATTACTAATAACAATAGTTATGATCATTCAAATAGTAGTTCAAAACAACATCAAATAATTGAATACGATCAAAAAGCTAATAAATCTATTGTTTTAGTTAATGCTAATTCTTTAAATTTTCATACTGAATTTCCAATTACAGGTGTTAATCTTGTAGATACATTATTATTTTTTACAGACGATAGAAATCCTCCTAGAAAAATAAATGTAGATACAGCAAGAAACGAACCGGGACATTATAATTTAGCTTCAAATATAGATAATATTATATCTGTTGCTAAATTTGCACCTTATGAAGCTGCTAATATATTAGCACTTTCTAATACAGATGAAACTGGTACAGTAATTACATCTAATTTTTTAGAAAACAAACTTGTAAGATTTTCATATCGTTATCAATTTGATGATGGAGAATATAGTGTATTAGCTCCTTTTACACCTATATGTTTTTCAAGATTAGGTAATACAGATACTATTAATACTAGTAATATATCTGATTTTGGAGAAATTGAAACATTTGTAAATGCTGTAAAATCTGTGCAATTAGCAGTATCAGTACCAACAGGTTACGATATAACGGGTGTAGAATTAATATATAAAGAAACAGGATCATCAACTTTATACGTTGTTGAAGAAAAAACAGTTACTACAGAATCTTCAGTAAATTTTTTCTATAAGTCACAAGATCCTTTTAAAACATTACCAGGAGATCAATTAACAAGAGTATCAGATGCAGTGCCTAAAAAAGCTAAATCCCAAGAACTAGGTGGAGGTAGGCTCATATATGGTAATTTTTTACAAAATTTTGATATACCAGATATTTCATTTAGTGTTTCAAGAACAGGAGAAACTTCTGCTAGGTATGCTACATTAGATACAGCTATGTCTGTAAAATCTAGACGTACTTATCAAGTTGGCATTGTATTAGCAGATAAATTTGGTAGACAATCTCCTGTAATATTATCTTCTACAGGAAATGATACAGTGTTTATAGATGCAGCTTCTGGAGCTGTAAATAGTACTAGTGTTTTTAATGCATTAAGAGTTTCTTTTTCATCAGCTGCTATAGCAACATTAAAAGCTCTTGATTGGGCTTATTCATATAAAATAGTTGTAAAACAAAGAGAACAAGAATATTATAATTGGATTTCTGTTCTTACGGGTGCAAATGTTATTGCAAGATTAGGAGATAGTATAAATAAAATACCTAGAGATCAAACCGCTGTAATACCACCAAGTACGAGTAATACAATATCTCCTTGTGATGTTTCTGTATATCCTAAAATTTTAAATGGTGCTAATCAAACTACTTCTAGTTTAACAAAAGTACAATCAATTAATAATCCAGCAGGCACTGCTAATGTTCCAACTGTAACTGACGGTGGCACCTCTATATCTTCAGGTGTTTCAGTTTATGAAACAGAACCAGTAGAATCTGATTTAGATATTTTCTTTGAAACTTCTACGGGTGGTTTAATATCTGTTTTATCTGATGCAGGTGCTACTATTGATGTAAGATTTTTTAACTGCTATTTATTAAATTTTACGTCCGGCACACATATAGAAGTCAATAGATTAAGAGCCGGGTTTAATGAAAAAGCTTTTGATGTAGGTGTTAGAGCTTATGTTGTGAAAGAAAATTTTGCTGAAGAAAGAAGATTTAATACTCTTATACATTCTAGTGGTTTATTTAATTCAAGAACAAATATTAATTATATAAATCAATTTAATGAAGCTGAAGGTGGATTGACTGTATCATTAGATCCACAAGACGGATCTATACAAAAGCTTTATGCAGATGATACTCAAATAGTTATTTTCCAAGAAGATAAATTATCTAGATCACCTATAAATAAAGATTTTATATATTCTGCTGAAGGTGGCGCATTACCTGTAACTAGTAATACACAGTTTTTAGGAACTATAGCCCCATATGCTGGTGATTTTGGTATATCTAAAAATCCTCAATCTTTTGCATCTTATGGTTATGCAAAATATTTTACAGATAAAAATAGAGGAGCTGTATTAAGATTATCACAAAATGGTATTGTTGAAATATCTAGTTCAGGAATGGGTGATTTTTTTAGAGATGCATTAAGTACATCTAAAGAAATTATAGGGTCATATGATGAATATCATGGATTATATAATTTAACAATTATAGGTGAATGTTATGATAGCAAAACTGATACAAATTTAGCTACCGCAAGTGATGGTTATTTAACAGTATCATTTGATGAAAATGCTAAAGGTTGGCCTAGTTTTAAATCTTTTAAACAAGAAAACGGTTTAACTTTAAATAATAAATATTATACATTTAATTCTGGTAAACTATATGAACACAATGCTGAAAACGTAAATAGAAATAGTTTTTATGGTGCTGCTTCTGCTGATTCTTATATAGAGCCTATATTAAATGATAGTCCTTCTTCCATAAAAACATTTAATAATATAAGCTATGAAGGAACATCTGGTTGGGAATTAGATTTTTTAAGAACTGATTTAACAGATATTGGAATAGTTCCTACTAATACAAATTGTTTTGATATTTCATTACAAATTACAAGAGCTAATACAAATGTAGGAGCTAATACTTTAATAACAGGAGAAAGAGTAGCAAGAGCTAAACAAGGAGAAACAGTTACATGGGCTGTATTTGTAGATGCTAAAAATGCTGATTTTAAATTTAATTCAGTATCTGATGTTACTTTAACTTATTCTGGTTCCGAAACTGTTAATATAACAAATCCAACTAATATTGTTGATGGTAAGTTAGTATTTAATATAAGTTATACTGTTGGTGTATCAAATCAAACTATTGAATTAGCTGTTGGTGGTACAGGAGCTTCTCTTGCATTTACTGCGGCACTTCTTAGTATAAGTGTAGGTGATTCTGTTTCAGATGCATCGGTTAGTCCAACTCTTGTAGAATTGGCATCAGGTGCTACATCACAAAATATAATAGTTTCCCCTACAAATACACATTTTATAAATCCTTATAATATTACAGTAGGTACGGGTTCATTAACTTCCTTAAATACAGGGGCTATAAGTGGTACAGAAACAATACCTGTTAAAGTTGTAGCTTATAGTGCAGGTAATAAATATACACTAGATGGAATAAGACAGGACAGTATTGCACTTACTATAGGCAAAACTTATATATTTGATCAAAGTGATAGCTCTAACAGTGGCCATCCATTAAAATTTAGTACTACATCAAATGGTACACATGCAAGTGGCTCTGAATATACAACTGGTGTTACAACAACAGGTACACCAGGTAGCTCTGGAGCACAAACTCAAATTGTTGTAACAGCATCAACAACTAGCCCTCTATATTATTATTGTAGTAATCATAGTGGTATGGGCGGAAATATTATTACAACATCATTACCCTATACGAGACAAACAAACCAAGTAACTTATAATGTGCCAATTACAATGCCTTCTAGTATTACAAATGAAAATATGACTTTTTCAGGAAGTGCTACTACATTGTACACTTTAAATTGGGCTACACCTTCAACAGGTGTACTAACTACACCTTCGGGAACATCCGTTGGTAATGCTTATACAATAAGTCCATATGTTGCTGACAGTCAGCGTACTGCTACTATTAAAATGAATGTTACAGGCACAACAAAAGTTATGTTACCAAGTTCTTTTGCTGTTTCTTATAATGTAGAAAATACAGCTGTAACTGAAATAACAAGTTTTACAACTGCATATACTCAAGATTATTATCAAGCTCAAATTATATTGCCTAAAATATATGAAAACACAACAGCTACTGCTACTATAACGGGTTCAGGTGAGGTAACAGCAGTTATGGGCACTATTGCAGGAAGTCATACATTTAATAACACAGCAACAAATGCTAATTTAGTTATAGGTGATGTAGCTGGTGAAAAAGCTAATATAGCTATAAAAGCAACACCTAATCAAAATTGGATATATTTAGCAGCGGCTACAACACAAGGTACTGCTATAACACCTACAACTTCAGGTGTTGTTATAATTGATCCTGATGACGTTAATATATATGGTGGTAATTATCCTTTTACAATTAATGTTGCTGCAAATACAACAGGAAGTTCAAGAACTGGTACTGTTGTAATTGAAAAGTATAATACAAGAGTTACAGGTGTAAGTTCACACACAATAAACATAACACAAAGCGCATAATGAGTACAATAATAACGTTTCCGTTTCAAGAAAAAGAAGGTAAATATTTCGCACCAATAGTATCACAACAAACAACATATAAAGTAGATAATGGTGCTGTAGTTGCTGATGCTACAAAATTAGTGTCTGGTGTTAAAGGTGTATTTATGAAAGTCAGAATAAAATTATCGTCAACAAATGCTTCAACTAAAGCAGAATTATTTGCTATAAATTCTGAAGCTGTAAATTCAAGTAATTAATATGGAAATATTAGATTTATTATTTAATGGCCCTGAGGGTTTAACGTATGGTATAGCGCCTTTAGTTCTTGCAGGGGTTGCGGGTGCTGCTGGCGGTATTATAAAAGGTATTGGTTCTTTATTTGGTAGACGTAAAAAAAGAAGGGCTATGAGAAGAGCCATGCAGGCTCAAAAAGAAGCTGAAGCTAAGGTTATGAACTTTAAGTTTAAAAACGCATATGAAGGTATGGAAGGTACTACGTATACGCCTACTAAAGCTGAAGCTCAAAATTTAGCTGCTGCAGCACAAGCAGGCATGCCTACAATAAATCCAGTTAAAGATGCAGCATTACCATCACTGAGAGACCCAGCCACTATGACTGCTTCAACATATTCTGCAGTAGGATATGATGCATCTCAAACAAATGCAGATCAATTATTAAGAGGTGCGGACACAGGTTTAACAAATGAAATGCAAAATTTACAAGTTTCTACAGCAGCTGCTGAAATGGCAGCACAAGAAGCAGATCAATCTTTAGCAGCATCACAAGATCTTGCTGCACAGGCAGGTACAGGTGCTGGTGGCGCTACTGCATTAGCTGCTGCCGCTGCTAAATCTAAAGCTGGTATTGCAGCAGATATAGACAGACAAACTAAAGAAAATGAAGTTAGAAGGGCACAAGGTGAAATGCAATTACAGAGAGAGCAGCTTGGCCAAGAAAATTTAGCATCACAATTTGATTTAGGACAACAACAATTTAATGTTCAAGCAAAAAATGTAGCTTCACAATTTAAAGCAAATGCTGATAACCAAGCTATGCGATTTAATGCGCAAGCAGCTAATGATGCAGAAAGATTTAATGCCGCGGCTTCTAACCAGTTTGCTTTAACACAATTTGGAACAGATGCTGCAAGAGAAAAATTCAATGCTGGCCAAGCAAATCAATTTTCAAGAGATGAGTTTGCTACTGAGGCTAGAATGGAACAATTTAATAAAGGAGCATTAAATCAGTTTGCAAGAGATCAATTTGCTGGTAATCAAAGAATAGAATTAGCAAATATGGGTGCTGCTAATCAAGCGGCTGCTTTTGGTGCAGAAACAGAATTTAAAGCTAATCAATTAGAAGCTGCAGGAGCGATGGGAGTACAAGATAGACAGTTTAATAGATTAGCCGCTATGATGGGGCAAAGACAAGCAGAGGCTGGGCAGGCTAAAAGGGCTGATGCGGCACAACGAAGTATGCTTTTAGGCGGCTTATCACAAGCTGCATCTGGAGCGGCAAGTGCTATGAGTGGACTAGGATTTAAATAAATAAAATAATATGGCAACAAGTACGCGTGTAGGATATTTTGATCCAACAATAACAACAAAATTTGGGCCAAGTGGCACCGAAGATATTGATGCTCTTGAAAAGGGTATACAGTTAGGTATGCAACAGGGCCAACAAATAGGCCGAAATTTACAAATGGCTCGAAGAGCTGAAATTGATGAAAAAAATGCTAAACAAATTGAAGAGTACCGTCAAGTTCAGCGTTATAAACTTCACGATAGTCAAACTGAAAAGTTTAATTTTGAAGATACACCCACTACATTAGATAGTATATCAAATGCTAGAGCTGAAGTATCAACAGAACTTGTAAAAAAAGCTAATGAACTTTTTCAAGCAAGAGAAAATGGTGATATTAGGCCTATTGATTATATTAAAGCAATGTCAGTTTTAGAAGGACAAATTCCTTTGTATAAAACTGCTGAAGAAACTATAAGAGGAGTTGGTGAAAAATTTTTAGTAGGTGTTGATGAAAATAATTTTTCTAATACTAATGATCCAAAGTTAATAGCTTTTGGTGCTGCGCTAGCAGATGGCTCCGCTAAAATTAAATACAACATGGATAACAATGGCATTATATCAATTGATGGTAGTTTCCAATATGATGATGATGGTACTTCTAAAACAGAAAAAATACATGTGCCTTTAACAGAAATACAAAGATTAGCTAATATAAAATACAAGCCAAAAGAATCTGTTTCTGATTATATAGAAGCTGATATTGTGGCATTGAAAACAGCAAATGAGCAATCTAGTATAGGTAAAGGTGATACTGAAGGTTTGTGGAAACAAAACAAAGCTTTAAAAATGGTAAACGGTAAGCCTACTGTTGATAAAAAATTTAAAGAACATTTTTCTAATGGATTTGAAAAGTATTTAGAACAATTAGGAGAAGGTGATGACGTATACCAATTAGGACAATATATATTAGATGGTGGCTTAAGTAATAAAAATGATTCTGAAAAAATATTAGATATTTATAGTCAAAAAGTTCCTGGTCAAGGTGGCGAAGAAGATAAAAAGTTTCAAGGTAAAAGCACTATGGAAACCTTAACCATTATGTTTAATGAACATAATGAAAAAGATATTACATTAAAAGATGACGAAGGCAATCCTATTAGTAGATTTGATGCTTTAAGAAATGCTTTAAAAGAAGACTATATGTTGAAATCAGCATATAACTATAATAAATCTTTAACAGATCAAATAGAGTCTGATGAAATAACTGATTTAAAAGATGAAAAAACTAAATTAACTTTAAATAAGCAGGTTCAAGAACTTAGAAAAAGTTTAGATGTTGGTGATTCTAAATTATTAGTTGAAAAAGATTTAGAAGGTGTTATTGATAATTTAGCAAATTTAAGAGATCAAAATATTGAATCTAATAAATTACCTGGTAATATTCAAGGGCCAATTGATGAGGATACCTTTAAAAAAGGATTTAATAAAAATGATGTTAAGGACGTTTTATCAAATATTGGTTTTAATATAACTAATGCAACAGATAAAAAAGGAAAGATAATTGAAGGACAATTTAATGTTTCAGCACCTGGGTTAGATTTAAAAGATGTAAGTGGTCTTCAAAATAAAGATCTTACAAATATAAGTCAGTTCTTTAAAAGATTGGTATATAGCCAAGTAGGAATAAATAGAGAAAAGCAAGACGAAATATTTACAAGACTTAATAAATTAATTGAATTAAAGAAATTATAATTTATGCCAAGATTCAAACTAATTGATGGATCGATAGTTACAATATCAGATAGTGAAGTTGATGAATTTTTAACCAGAGAGCCTGGGGCACAAAGAATTGATGGTAGGAAAAGTGTTCGAAGTCAGGTAAGACAAAATGAATTAGCACAACAAAATTTAAAAGAACAGGAGCTTGAAAGAACGGCTGTTGAAGACCTAAATAAAGCTAGGAATAAAGAGAGTTTTGATGACTTTTTAGAAAAAAGGAAATCAGCAAAAAAAGCAAGATTTGATCGAGCGTATTTTACTGCTGAAGAAAAAGAAGAGTATCAAGCTTACAGAAAAACAGGTAAAGTTAGTAATTTTGGTAAATTTACTAGTCCTGAAGATGTATTTTTAAGTGAAGACAAACAAACTTTACAACAATTATATCAAGCAGAGCAAGATGTTAGAGAAAGAGAGTTCATGGATGACTTGCCAGATGATATAAGAAGGAAAGTTCTTGCTAGATTACAAAAAGAAGATCCTAAAAATGCATCTATAAATGCTTTTCAAAGATCTTATAACTCAATAGATCAAATAAACAATACTTTAGCTAATGCCGCTGTTGATATAGGCTTAGGTACAATGTATCTTCTTGATATGGCAAAACCTGATAAGGGAGGATTTGAAGAAAAAAGATTAAATAAAAAATTAAAAGAAGCTGAAGCTGGACTTCCAGTAAATGATCTCAGAGGATTTAAATTTAAAAACAAAGAAGAAGCTGTTTCATATTATAAAGATAAACTTGATGGTTTAGGAAAAACATCCGAAATAGTAAAAAATTTAATATCTAAAAAAGAAAAATTAGAAAAAGAAAGAGCTGAAAAATTACCTAAACCTATAGCCTTAGAAAATATAAACAGCTTAGCTGCTTTAGGGGATTATACAGGTGATGCTTTGGTAAATTTTTTACCGTCTGGACTTGCTTTAACACTGGGCCCAGCTGCATTGCCTGCTTTTGGTGTTATGGGTGCTTCTGGTAAATTATCTCAGTTTGCTATGGAAGAAAACGAAGCAAAAGAGTATTTGCCAGAATTAGAAAAAGCATTAAAAGATCCTGCTTATGCTGGCAATAAAAAAGAAATTGAAGCAGAAATAGAAAGATATAATAAAATATTAAGTACAAATAACTTAACAAAACTAGGTACTTCGGCTATATATGCGGGGAGCGAAATGTTATTTGAAAGATTTGGTACGCTTAAATTATTAGGTGATTTAAAACAAGCCGCTAAATTAAAACCTCCTTATAAAGAGGGTATAGGTAAGGCTATTTTAAAAACGCCGCAATCATCTGTTAGAGAAGGAGTTACAGAAGGTTTAACACAAATAACACAAAATGCATCGGATATATTAATTGAAGATAAAAATATAAGCTTATTAGATAATGTTGATGAAGCAGCAGTTCAAGGAGGTTTAATAGGTACTGGATTTGGTGTAGCTACAACTAGCATGATGGCTAGAGCTCATATATTAGATGTTATTGCCAGTAAAGAAGATAAACAAAATATTGCAAATGGATTAGAACAAATACAAGTTCTTAATACTGAATTACAAAATCCTGAAACTTCAAAAGAAAGAAAAGTTCAAATTAAAAATTTAATAAATAATAAAACAAAAGAACTTAGTCTAAATGAAGATATTATTTCAGACAGATTTTTAAAATTATCTGGAGAACAACAAAAAGAAGTATTTGAATTAGACAGAAAATCAAGAGAAATAAATAAACAATGGATTAGTATTGCTTCAGATCCTACTATGTCTGAATCTGCTAAAGATATAATGGAGCAAGACTATAGAACTGAATTTGATAATTTACAGCAAACCAAAAGAGATATTATACAAAGTGCTGATAATAGATACAATGAAATTGCAAAAATTGAAGGGCTCGAAGACGGTACTATAATAAGAGGAGCACAAGTTGCAAATGCTAATTTAAGAAATGTAAAGCAATATAATAAAGGCCCGGGTTGGGCTAAAAAAGTTATGGGAGTTACAGGAAAAGATTTAGAAAATATAAATAATTTTTTAGAGTCAAAAGAAACTTCATTAACATTAGAAGATAAATCTGTTATAACTAAAAAAGAAGCTAACGAAATTATTAATAATAAATATACTATTAATGAAAACGGACAATTAACTGGTAAAGATGGATTTTTTAGTAGAGAAACAAGAAATGTAGTAGTATTTACAGATATTGCAGGTATTACTAATCCAGCGGCTGCAATACACGAATATATGCACGCTGCTTTTTTTGCTAATGGTATTACTAAAGAGCAATTTGATAACGTAAAAGAAGATTTAACTGAACTTATAAAAAACAAAGCTGACGGCCAAATTACTCAAAAACAAGCTGATAATATACTTGCTAAAGTTGCATCTTATACACAAAATCAAAGTGAAGAATTATTTACAGCAATTAGTGATTTCACTAATGCTGATGTAATCAGAGAAAGTGATGTTGATTTTTTAAGTAAATTAAGAAATACATTAAAAGGGGCTATATCTAATTTAACTGGCGTTTCTGAAGCTAATGAATTTAAAATAGATACAGCTGAAGATGCTTTTAATTTTATAAAAGGATTTAACAGAAAAGTTGTAAAAGGTACGGCTATAGAAGGCAGAATATCAACAGAGCCGACTAAAGAAGAAGGTATTGCAGCTTCCAATATTACAAATCTATATAATAAATATGGTGAAAACAAACGCACCATGGTTGAGCAAAGCTTTACAAAAACACCATCTGGTCAAGAAACTTTTGTACCATCTGAATCTGAATTTGGACAATCTATAGGTGGGTTACTTGAAACTATAACTAAAAGAATATATGACCCTATACCTGAAGATTTAAAAAAGGGACAAAGTAGAACAGAATTTAAAAACGATTTAGTTTCTGAAGCAGCTACTATTATTGATAGAGAATACGATGCTGAAAAACAAGACATTGGTAAATTTATTACTAATAGATTAAATTTAAGAGCTAATAGACTTGAAAAAGATTTAGGTGTTAAACAAAAAATTGAAGCAGACGTTAGCGAAGCAAAAGGAGTTGCTACAGAAGAAGTTACTCCTGAAATACAGCAAACTAAAAAAATTGCTGAAAGATTAGGTATATCTAATAATATAATAGACAAAGCAAAAGATGCTTTAGAAGTTGGTATTTTAAATGCTGAAAATAAGTTAGAAGGCACTGAAAAGCTTTCTGGTAAAAAAAGAATAGCTATAAGAGATAAAGCCGTTAATGACATTATTGATGGAAAACTATATAGAGATATACAGGATGAGTTTGGACGCAATACAGATACCTCTAAATCGTTTACAGACTATCTTAGCAATAACTTTTCAGCTCTTAGAGATGCAGCGTTAAAACATATTAATTTTCAAAAAGGTACAGGAGCTGCGGTAAATTGGAATACTACACCTCCTACTGAAAAAGAATTTATAGATTATTATCTTGCTGCCGATCAAAAAAAATCTACTCGTTCTGATAGAAAAAGAAAACTAGCAAAAGCTGTTGGTCTTGAAATATCTGAACAAGTAAGAAAAGAATATGTAAAAACAAAACCAGAAGAAGCTAAGAAGTTTCAAAAAAAGACAGGTTTAGTATTAGGTTCTAATATAATGAACTGGGGTAAAAGTCAAAATATTAAAAAACCTAGAATACCTTTAGACTTTACTAAAAAAATAATGCCTGTTCTTGATGCAATATCTAAAGCTAATATTAATCCTAAAAAAGATGGAGATCAGCCTGCTATAGATATAATTAATAAAAAAACTGAAAATAAAAATCTTAGAGAGTTTGCTCTTCAGCAATACAAAGATAATTTTATAAAAGGTCAAAGATATGGTGGAATTATTGTAGAAAATGTTTGGATTAATTTTTTAAAATCACAAAAAGTTAATGTTATTGACGAGGGTGCTGGATATAATAATAACATGCCTGATATACAAATTAATTTATCTAATGGAAAAATATTAGTAGAGGTAAAACAAGATTCAAAAGCGATTATGGGGCAACAAACCGTAAAAATAAAAGACGGTAAAGTAGTTGCTAAAGCCGGCCCTACTCAAAAAACAATTGTATCATATTTTCAAGGCTTGGTTGATGATGGAACAATTCTAAGTTTTTTAGATGAAGTAAACAAATTAGAAGGATTAAAAGAAAATGATGAAAAATATATTAAAACATTTCCTTTTAAAACATTTATAAAAGAATCAACTAGAGAAAAAATTGGAGAGCTTTTAAAAACAGATAAGTTTAAAGCAATTGCAGCTCCTTTTAAATTTGATCCTACTATAACAAAACAGCACTATTTAAGTAAATTACCAAAGGACGAAAACGATATACCTTATTACATTCAAATTAATGATATTGGTATGCTTAGTCTTAACGGAGATTTATTAAATCTTAATGTTCCAGAATTTGATATTAATATTATAACTAATTTTAGATTTAAAGCGTCTGATAGTAAAATAGACGAAAAAACTGGTGAAAAAATAAGAAGTTATTCTTTTAGTGCAGAATATAAACTAGACCCAAAAAGCGTTAAAGATTTTATTAAAAACAATAAAAACATTAAACCTTTAAGTGATGAATCTATTGTTAATAAAATTAAAGCAAGTAAAATTGTTGGATTAAATACACAGTTTAATAGAATATTAGAAAAAGTAAAAGGTGTACCAACAAGAGAAAAATTTTCTGAAGCAAGAGCAGCTAAATTAGGTAAAAAGAATAATCCTTATAAATTCTTTATACCTTACTCTGCAGAAGACTATATGGGCCTTATATATCCTACATTGGGTAAAGGTAAAATAGGTGATGAAAATTTACAATGGTATAAAAAAAATATTTTAGATCCTTATGCTAAAGGTATTAGAGATTTTGAAACAGCTAAAGAAGGTGCATTAAATAACTGGGAAGTACTTAAAAAACAAATAAAAAATGTTCCTGAAAAATTAGAAAAAGAAGCTGTTGATGGTTTTTCTAATGAAGATGCTGTTAGAATATATTTATGGAATAAACAAGGTACTATCCCATCGACTGATGGTAAACCTGATATAAATAAAAAAGAAATTGCAGCTATAAATAGATATGTAAAGTCTAAACCTAATTTAGTACAATTTGCAAATCAAATAAAAATGTTAACACCAGAAGGTTATCCTGAAGCATCAGGTACTGATTGGCTTGCTGGTACAATAACAACAGATTTAATAAATTACACTAATACTGTTAGTAGAGCACAATACTTACAGCAATGGCAAGATAGGGTGGACGTCGTGTATAGCAAAGATAACATGAATAAATTAAAAGCTATTTACGGGGAGGATTATACTATAGCACTTGCTGACATGCTACACAGGATGAAAACCGGTAGAAATAGACCGTCTGGTGCAAATAAATTAACTAATCAATATTTAAACTGGGTTAATAATTCTGTAGGAACTATTATGTTCTTTAACACTAGATCAGCATTACTACAAACAATTTCATCTGTAAACTATTTAAATTGGTCAGATAATAATGCTTTAAGGGTTGCTAAAACTTTTGCTAATCAACCACAATTTTGGAAAGACTTTAGTGAAATATTTAATTCTGATTTTTTAAAGTCAAGAAGAGGCGGATTAAAAACAGATGTTAATGCTGATGAAATTGCAAGAACTGCACAAACTTCTAAAAATAAATTTAAAGCAGGACTATCTTATTTACTTAAAAAAGGTTTTATACCTACACAATATGCTGATAGTTTTGCAATATCTTTTGGGGGTGCTACATTTTATAGGAATAGAACAGAATCTTTAATGAAAGAAGGGCTTAGTGAAAAAGCAGCTAAAGAACAAGCATTTCTTGATTTTAAAGAAATAACAGAAGAGTCTCAGCAGTCTTCAAGACCTGATAGAGTTTCTATGCAACAAGCAAGTCCTTTAGGGCGTCTTATATTATCTTTTGCTAATACACCTATGCAATATACTAGACTAACTAAAAAAGCCGCTTTAGATTTAATTAATGGCCGTGGAGATTGGAAAACTAATGTATCTAAACTTGCTTATTATGGAGCTGTTCAAAATATAATATTTACCGCGCTGCAAAGTGCTTTATTTGCATTGGCTTTTTCTGATGAAGAAGATGAGAAAGAAAAAGCAAGATATGTTAGAATAGCAAACGGTACTTTTGATACTTTATTAAGAGGATCTGGTGTTCATGGTGCTGCTGTAGCGGCAGCTAAAAATATTGTATTAGAAACTATAAAACAAGCGGAAGGTAGAAAAGAATTTGATAAAGCTGCTTTAGAAATAACATCTTTATCTCCTCCTATTGATTCTAAAATAAGTAAATTAATGTCTGCGGGTAGATCATTTAAATTTAAACAAGAAAGAGAAAAAATGATAAATATGCCTATATATGATATTAATAATCCTGCATTAATGTCAGGAGCACAAGTATTATCTGTAGGTATAAATTTACCGCTTGATAGAGCACTTAGAAAAGCTCAAAATTTAAAACTGTCTGTAGATAAAGATACGGAACTGTGGCAATCAATTGCACTTGCTTTAGGTTATAGTAAGTGGGATTTAAATATGAAAGACAGTTATAAAAAAAGTAAAACTAAAACAAAAAAACCTTCACGTGTTGATTTAGTAAATGCACCGTTAAAGAAAATAGAAAATTTACCAAATGGAGTATTAGGTAAAGCACATAAAGACGGTACAATACAAATCAAAAAAGGATTATCTGCAAAAAAAAGAGCAGAAGTAGTTAAGCATGAAAAACAACATGTTAAAGACATGAATTCTGGGCGTTTAAATTATGACCAATCTTATGTATATTGGGAAGGTAAAAAATATCCTAGAACTAACGGTAAAAAAATAATTTATAACGGTAAGGCCTTGCCTGAAGGCCATAGATCTTTTCCTTGGGAAAAATCTGCTAATAATGTAAAAGTATAACTATGAGAAATAACCCATTACCATTTTTAAGTTCTTTCAATAGATTTAAAGATGAATCTGATGAATCTAAGGTTTTAAAAGAAAAAAGAACAGCTGATGTCATTAAAGAAGAAGGATTTAAATCTGCTAAAACTAAAAAGCAAGAAAGAAAAAAAGAGTATCAAGAAAAACTTGATGCAGCTAAAAAAAAATCTAGAGGCTTTAATGAAGGAGTTTTAGACGAGCAATCTGATGAAAAAAAGCAGGCTCGTTATGAAAGACAAGCAGTAAGGAAAGAAGAAAAAGAAAAAAGAAAATCCGACAGAAGAGATTCATGGGCGGATAAACAGGTTTTAAAAGGTAAATATGCAAGTGCTGAAGAAGCTAAAAAAAGATTTGATACTTTACAAGATATAACTGTTAAAAGTGAAAATAAGGTTAAAGAAATAGTGGGCCCTGCAGGAAAAATTGCTTTTAATGATTCTTCAGAACAAGAAGATGAAAAAGTAATAGATGAATTAGATTACGGAACATTATCTAATAATTTTATGATTAAAAATGTAGGCGGTATTGAAAAGGGGTAAAATAAAAAAAGGGGCTTTGCGGCCCCTTTAATTGTTTAAAATATTAATCCTATTAGTATACCTACTATAGGTCCTAATATCGCCCATGCTTCTAAAAACTTTATTCTCTTAAGTTCCTTAGCAGAAAAAACATTATCAGAAGTATCGAGAATAACATCACCTGCTTTCTTTTTTAATTGTTCTTCTAATTCTTTAATTTTTGCTTTAGCATCTGAAAAAGTAAATCTTTTTGCCATAATATTAAATTTAAGTTAACCATCGCAGCTTAAACAGTTAGGATCCATAGCTGCTGCGGCTATATCTCCTCTCAACACGGATTCAGTCCTCATATAATAAAGGGTTTTAATCCCGCGTTTCCATGCTTCAACATGCACCTGATTAATCCATCTAGGGGTTGCCTCGGATGGAAATGCCAAGTTAAGTGAAACAGATTGATCTATGTAATCCTGCCTTATACCGGCTTGCCTTACAAGTTCAAGTTGATTTATTTCTTTAAAAGTTTTAAATACATTTTTTATTGGTTCTCCTTGTTCTTGGTTTAGTCGTCCTCTTTCATCGTAAAACCATCCATCGAGTTCTTTAAGTCCTTGAACGGATCCACCATCTTCCAAAATTTTATCCCAAGTTTCTTTATAGTCAATACCAATTTTTCTAAGTGCTTTTTTAAGTTCATTATTTTTTCTTATAAATGTTCCTTTAGCTGATTGTTCTGTAAATACATTTGCTGCCCATGGTTCAATGCCAGCTGATGTATTACCCGCTAACTTACTATTAGATACAGTAGGTGCTATTGCTCTTAAATGAGTATTACGCATACCAGTACCCACACACCACAAAGGCTCACCATATGTTTCTGCAAGAGCTCTTGAAGCACGTTCGGTTTCAATTTTTATTTTTGAAAATATCTCTCGCGTTTTGAATTGTGCTAATAAACTTTCTAAAGATATTCCGCTTTTTTGCAACAGGCTGTGCCATCCAAGGACACCAAGTCCAAGAGCCCTGCCTTTTTCCGCACTGCGAACAGAGCATTCGAATCCCTTCATATTCTTTGCCCTCTGAATAAATTCTTCGAGCACACCGTCCAGGAACCAAGTCGCGTCGTATATTAAATTCGTATTCTTCCATTCATTATATTTATCTAGATTTACAGATGACAAACAGCAAACAAAACAGTGTGAATCATCTGTATGTAATACAATTTCACTACATATGTTAGTCATATGTACCTTTAAACTATTTTTCTTATATGCTTCTGGATTGTTTTTGTTTGTATTCCCTTTAAATAAGATATATGGTTCTCCAGTTGCTTTACGTTTTTGGATGAGTTTGGACCACTTATTCCTTGCTTCTGGATTTCCTTGTTCAAGCTTTCGCATAAACTTATCGCCAACGACAGCACACTGATGTAAGTTAAGAGATTGCCTGTTGACGTCTCCTTTAGGTTCCCTAATTTCAATCCAATCG